AATCATTCTTCAACTCCGAAATGTTCTTTAATCTGTTTAGCAATCCAAGGTGCCTGTGGTGCCATCAATAATCCAGTATCAATTTCCTTCATACAAATTTCAGCACATTTCCGAATCAATAACTCGGCGAACTTTTCCAGTTCATCGTTGGAGAAGAAATATCCCCAGTCCTTGGGGTCACCTTTGTGCCATTCCTTTTCGTTAGGCAGAATTTGGTCAACAAGTTCTCGAATTCGTTGGTTCATTGTTCAACTCCAAAGTGTTGTTTAATTGCTTGTGTGCCCTTGCGTTTCATACTGCCTTGATAAGGATCCATTTCTTTCCAAGTATCTACTTCTGCTTCAAAGGCTGTGGCACATTCCCGAATCAATAACTCGGCGAATTTTTCAATTGCCTCTTGTTCAGTGAATGTCCCATTAAACTTATCCAATGCACTTACGGAATTACTTTTAGGCATAAAAAATTGTCTAAAAGTAGCCTGTTCGGCCAATTCTCGAATTCGTTCGTTCATTCTTCAACCCTTGTATTGGTCATTTTGGCCATCAATTCTTCGATATATTCATTGTCCCGTTCATATGCTTCCAGCATATTATATTCATCACCATTGGCAACCAGTTTCACCATTTTTGCATGATTGTGGTCATTTTGATTGTTAAGGATGGTAAAGATGTTTTCGGCATCAGCATCGGAAACAGTAAAATTAAAATGAATCATTCTTCAATTCCGTAATGTTTCTTTAGCGCCTTAACATACTCATCATGTAGATCACCGTCATCAATATTCCAATACACACGAGCACATTCTTTCACAATCAACTCGGCGAACTTTTCATATCGTTTTTGGTGATAATCAAGTGCAGTCGGTAAACCAGACTGAATGGCAAGTTCTTTAATTCGTTCGTTCATTTTACAGTCCAATCAGCAAGGATCGAAATTGAATTTGTTCGGAGCCGTCGGGATGACGGATGACCACACACCGACTGCCTGGGGTGTTGGCCTCACGGAGAACGGTGACAACATTACCAGTGATTCTATCAATTGCGTGTTTCATAGTTCAACCCCAATCCTTCTTGTCACCAAACCGTTCGTTGTAGTTGTAGCCTGCGGTGTAGGCAGTGATCTCCTCAGCAGTCATCTCCCCCAAGGTCACCATTTCCGATGAGTAGGTGTCACCCTTAAAATAGTGAGGATGATAGCCACGATTGTAGTAACTGTCAGCAGCACCACGGTCAAAAGGACCACCATGTCGTTGGTCATAGAGATTGCCTTCAAACTCTTGAGGCTTGCTAGTATAGTCAATCAGCATCATTTGCTCCTTAAACACAAAGTTCTTTCACAGGGTAAACAATCTTACCTTCAAACTCTAGCTGGCATCGCTCATAGTCAGTAAGGTAGTCGTTGGCTACCACTTCCCAGCCGATCAAGTACTCGCGGAACATCTCGTTGTTGCACTCAATTTCGCCGCTGACCAGGTTGACGATATCACTGGCACGGTTCACATTGATGTTCTTGACCACGTAGTCGACGCCACCTTTTGGCTTCCAGTAGGGCTGGTCAGCATCGCCGTAGTTCTCGTAAACTTGAGTGGTAATCAGCAGTTTGGACATGATGTTCTCCTTGTTTCTTACTATGCTTCTATTATAGCAAAACGGCAATTATTGGTCAACCGATTTCACGCGAACGTCAGTGTTCAGCTCAGGCTGATACTGACGAATCAGCTCACGCTCCAACTTGTGAGCAACATCTTTGCCACGCACAATTTCAACGATGGCATAGTTCACAGCATCCTCGCCGGCTGCACGAATGGCTTCATACAGACGCCAGCTCTTGTCTTCGGTGCGAGCACGATAGATGTGCTTGTTGATACGCGAGCGCAGGCTCATGTTCACAGTGCGCTGAGTCTTGGCAGTGATACCAATATAGGATTCAAAACCAATTTGAATCACATACACAATGTGGTTGCGATCCGAACGCTTTTTTCTTAACATGCCCATATTATAGCATTTTGGCTATTTTGGGTCAACCTCTAGATCTGTGGCGTTTTTATAACAAAAATCAGTAATACTTGAGTATTACTCTGCAAGTTAGCACCGACTAACTTCGCCTACGTAATAATCTTCAGGATTGTTATAATCGCTAACAGCTTCTGCGCGAGCCTGGGCTTCGGCTTCGTTGTCGTAGTATTCTTCCCAGATTACCCGCTGCCCCCAGCCCTGCTCGCGCTCTACCAGCGTGACTTTCCACAGGCCCGAAACAATGTTGACCTTGGCCATCTTGTGCTCCTTTCTGGGTGAGTTCTACTCTCTGTAATTACAGTATACACAATCTGGCTTATTTGGTCAACCCAAACTGTGGCAAATAAGTAACAGCATGGTTGACCTTTATCACAGTATCTACGACGGCGAAGTTTTCAAAGCCAGCGATTGTATTTGGCAGGAAAATACCTTTGTAGATTTTATAAGAAGTCAACTCAAATCATTGGGGTACCAAAGTGCATCGGACAACAACAAAGTTTGGCGTCGCGGCCAACGCACTGTGGTCGTCTGCGTGGTAGATGACTATGCCACTTGCAGAACTGATCACAGTGTGGCCATGCCCTATGCTTTTGATGCCAACACAGTGGTGATCACTGACAACTGGGTTGGTGTGCCCACCCAGTACAAGGTATGTCAACTGCCTCACAGTTTTTTTGGTATCTACAGCCACCAACCTCAACTCAACAAATGGCAGCCTGATCGACGATTCAACTTCAGTGTGAATCGCGTTGACACCAAACGCCTGTTGTTGATGTTGGAAATTTGGCATCGTTGCCGCTTGATCCCACAGGCTGATCAATTGGATTATATCAATTTCAACTGCTGGTCTTGGAGTGGAGACAATGCCAGTGACCAAGGGTTGGCCAAAAACTTTGAACAGCAATGGCAAACTTTGGAATCACAATACCAAAAACTGTATCAACCCTGCTATGACTATCTCATACAGCAAATGCCTTGGCGCAATCACAGTTTGAATCACGAACAACAGCATGTCAAGGCCTGGATCAATGTGGTCACTGAAACCTATAGCTCAGATACCACAGTGGCATTGAGTGAAAAAATGTTTAGAGCTCTGTGTTTGCCTGTGCCCTGGATTGTGTATTCAGGCAAAAACACTGTGGCCTATCTTACCAGTTTGGGATTTGACGTGTTGGCCGACGTGGTGTCGCATCAATACGACAGTCTCATAGAAAATCGCACAGCAGCCTATGGTGACAAACTGGTTGATTTTATCTACGCTGGTGCTGAGGCAGTGACTCGTATGCAGCAACAAAACTTTGATGCGTTGCGTAGTCGTTGTGAACAGGCAGCTCAACACAACCAACAACTTCTGGCTACCATGCGTGCTCGTTGGCCCAGTGATCTAGCTGCCTGGTTGCCTGGCGTGATTGAACAGATTCAATAATGTGTGGTATCCTTTTTGTAAAGTCACAGCAGCCTCTTGACCTTGCTGTGCACCTACAGGCTCTAACCAAAATTCAAAGCCGAGGACCTGATCACACTGTGTATGCTCACCATGACACTGTGTTTGTGGCTCACACAGTGCTACACATCACTGGTGAGGATCAGTTTTATCGAGAACCACACACAGACTTTGTGGCCTACAACGGAGAGATCTACAACTACCGTTGGTTTGGCAACTATAGCACAGACACTGAACTGATCTATCGCACTGTGCGAGATCGTAACATGCGAAAGTTTCCTTACTTTGAAGGACCCTGGGCCTGGGTCTACACTGATTTTGAATCGGTGCACTATGCCACTGATCCTCAAGGCGAACGTTGTCTTTATCGTTACCAAGACCAAAATATCTTGATAGTCAGCAGCGAAGTGTCGGCCATACTGTGCTATGTCAACGCCAAGATTGCAATCAATCCACACAGTGAAAAACATTGGCCCACAGTGTCAACTACACCTTACCAAGGCATCTCGCGCTGTGAACCAGGTCGGTTGTATGATTTTTCTGGTGCTGTAGGCACAATCGACAGCATCTTTGATTGGAGCCGTGAACCACAACAAGTCAGTGATCAAGATGCACAGCAAGAATTTGATCACATTTGGGACACTGTAATTGCGCAGATGCAGCCACAGCGACCAGTGGGTATAACTGTCAGTGGGGGTGTGGACAGTGGTTTGATTCTAGCAAGCATGCCCGAGGCCGATGCTTTTTACACTGTGGATTGTGTGGGCAAAGATACTGTGAGCACCAGAGCTGCAGAATTTCTAACTCCTGTCCAACGTCAACGACATTGTGTGCTGACCATGACTGCTGAGTCCTGGGCTCACAGCATGATTGAGTGTATGCAGCACAGCGCCATGCCCGTGCAGAGTTGGAGTTTTGTGGGACAATGGAACATAGCCAAACACTGTGAGCAGCCTGTACTGTTCACAGGCGTAGGTGCTGACGAACTGTTTGGTGGTTATCCAGTGTATCAAACTCTGCACTTTGACGCCAATACCTCAGTGAGTCCTTACAGTGTGCATGATCCTGACTCTGACAGTGCACAATTATGGCAGCGTTGCCTCGACAGCAGCCACGGCCATGCAGGCCGAGCCACACTGCTGATGGACTACTCGATTCAAGTCAGTGCAGTGGATGCTCGCGGAGTAGACTCAATGACTCAAGCGCATGGTGTTGAACCAAGATCACCCTTCATGCATCCCAAAATTATTAAGTTTGCACTCAACTTGCCATGGCGTTTGCGACTGGGCAAGCCACTGTTGCGATCAAGATTTCTACGTCATTGGAGCTCAGATTTGTTGTTGCCCAAACAAGGTTTTGCTGGGCATTGCAATGACAGTTTGCCCTGGTTGGACATTGCAATCAGCGCTGATACCAACCGTGCCCAGCAGTGGCAACAGATTCAACAGGCTAGTTTTCAAAGATACTGTGGTACAGGTTCCAGTCAATGACTTGATCAAACCATTCAGGACAGATTACAGTTTTGGGATGACGTCGAGCATACTGCTGAAACGCCTGTACACAGCGTGATTCGCTGGGTGTAACACTACGAGTGCGATTGCTGTTGAACTCATACCAATATATTCCATAGGGCGCTGCTGAATCAGTGAGCCTAAAACTGAACAATTGTCCTGGTTGAGCCCCACAAAACTTTGCAAATTGATCAAAGTCATTCACTGGCTCAAGATCAGCATAGAGATGTGCCCGGTCACGGTGAGTGCTGATAAAAGCTGGCACAGTTTGTATCTGAGGCAGGCGTTCCAAGCACCGCAATCTGCTGTCACCAGTGCCGGCCAAATAGGTACCATCGCCTTGATCCAAAATCATCCAAGGTTTCACAATGCCCTGCTGACGTATGTCGTGTATCCAAATATTAAGTTTGACCAAATTGGCAATGTCATAGTGGTTGCGAGCGTCGGCCACAAAGCCATCTATGCCATCATAGTCAAGCCATTGCATGGCCCAGGCACAGAGATCCACTAGTTTTTGGTTGGTTGTGATATTGTCAAAGCGAGCCTGAGGATTCCAAAACAAACAATGTTGTCCGTTGTGTTGGCTTACAATCACAGGATCCAGTGCTGCATTGGGCCAGTGACATTCTGTGAGCGGATTATTCCAGTACATGAGATACTTATTAAATACCACCATGGATTACCAACAATTTGTGCACCAGGTGTTGGCACAACACAATGTCAAAGCGTCAGTGCATTGGAACTCACTGCAACCGCCTTGGAGCCTTGACGGCTGGCAATTGAAACTGCCACCCTTGCACAGTGATTGGTTGATCTTGCACTTTCAAGACAGGGTAACCAGCCACAGTCAAGGTTGCCGAGAACTAGAAGTCATAGAGCAATACTATGGCAATCAAGCACATCGTGTGGCTGTGATATGCTATGCTCATGGCATGGATCGTGTGTACCAAGGGCCAGTGAAAATATTAAATTTCAGTAGCCATAATTGGTTGACCATACATGACCTGCAGGCCAGAGCACACCTATGGCGCGGTCAATTTGACCAGCCCAAAACACAGGCATGGCAATGTTTGAATGGCAAAATCATGCCACATCGTTATCGAGTGGCCAATGTGGTCAAACACTGGTCAGGAGGAACACTGAGCCTTGGCAGTGAAATAGCTTTGCCTGAATGGCCCTATACCACTTACATAGGCACAGAAAATTACGACAACTTTGAACGATTGCAGTGTCTGTATCAAAAGTCAGCTGTGAACATTGTGAGTGAAAGCCAGTACGACGCTCGCCCTGGTGTTATCAGCGAGAAAACCCTATATGCTTTTGTGGCCTGTCAAGTGCCCATTGTGATAGGCCATCCAGGCGCTGTGCAGGATTGCAGAGACTTTGGCTTTGACATGTTCGACGACATTGTTGACACCAGCTATGATTGGGCGCCCAACGACCAACGCATTGAACTGGCGTTGAATTTGAATCGTGATTTTGCGGAGAATGCCAGCAACACCGACGCATTGAGATCAAGATTGATAGCTAACCAACAGTATGCACTTACAGGTTATCTACAATGGATGCAGCAAAAATTTACAACCGACGTCACAAAATTAGTGTCGTTTCAAGAAGTCTAACCATTTGTTCAAATCGCCGTAAAGAGCCAACATCATGGCCTGTTCGCTGCCAAACACAAAGAGCTGTGGTTTTTTGCCCGACTTGATAAAGTAAGGGCAATCAAGTTTTCGATTCAATGTGATCAAGTGCAGACCAGGCACGGCTGGAGGGATAGCAAAACAGTGTGTTTCAAATTGGCCAACTGTGGTCAACACATCAAATCCCGCTTGCGTCAAACGCATTCCACCTTGTGGTCTAAAGTCCATCCACCAACTGTGGCAGGCGTGGTCAAAGTCAATGCAATTTTCAGGAGGCAGCAGTTCTAGAACACGTTGGGTGATTTGAGATTTATTGAGCATGGGGGTACACTTGCGCCCCTTGAGTCAACAATACCACAGTGAACTTGTCAGTCTTAAACTGCGAGTTAAGTTTTTTTGCTAGATTTTTGGCATGTCCAGGATTGCTAAAACTGACCTTTTTGTACTTAGGACCTGGATACTGTGTCAACATGTTGGACGTTTTTAAATTGATTGGCTTTGAATCGTAAAACACGGCCCACACACCTTCAGACGCCAAAACTTGTTCAGTCTTATAGGTGTGCTTGTCTGTGTGTTCAATCAGTATTGTAGGCTTGGGTCGAGACATGGATAAACTCCTAGTTTATTTATCCCAAAAACTATGCAGTTTTGAAACTGCCTCCAGCCAACTGTACCTCAATGACCTGTGACTGCAATTCGGGCGTAGACCTCAATTGTTCCAAAGTTATCAGCAGTTTGGTGATATCACCGTGCAGATCTTTGGCTTCACGTAGGGTCAAGATCACATCTCGGCTGCCGCGGCTTTCTGCAGCCTTGATTGAGTCAATGAATCGATGTATGTGTAAACTCATGAGAATTTGTTGAACGGGCTAGATTTTTTTAAAAATGGTTTGAGGCTCGGCGGCGTCCAACCTACGGGCTTGAGAACCTTGCCATCTTCACGCTTGCGAACCTTGCCAGTATCTCGATCAATTTTGGCAAAGTTGGTGCGCATCACTTCTTTCCATGCGCCTTCGGCATCGGCACCCATACTATGAATAGCTCCAATGGTGACCACAAGAATGTCAATCAAGGCATCCAAGGCCGCTTCGTCATCCTCGGCCTCTTGAAGTTCTGTGAATTCTTCTTGGATGAGATTGCAATACATATCCCACTGTGCTTGATCGCCTGTGACACTTTGATCACAGGCTCGCATGAATTTTTCTTGATCACGAAACGGATTGGGCACGTGCTTGCTCCTCGGTATAAAATGGTCCTTGATAGGAATAACGATCCAGTACAATCAGTTTAGGATTGTGCACAACTTTCCAACTGCGATGCTGTTTGACACAGTACCAACCAGCTGCAAACCACGATTTAGATTTGGCAGTCTTGGTAAACAATGGCAGTTTCATTTGCACATTCCACATGCCGTTGTGTGTGCGACAGCCGGTGGGATACCCATGCACTTGATTGGGTTGTGGACGACTGATTTTTTCAGCTGGTTCGAATTCAATGTTTGTATTGCGACGAACCATGGGTATGGTTTTGTAGCTGGAAACTTGATTTTGAATTTTTACCACGTATCCATCGGCACTGGCTTGGATGTTGCCGATTTTTTGATCGTCTTGTTTGAGTATCCAATACTGATTGGCTACCACTGGTTTGGCCACTATCATTTCAACACTCCTTGATAGGTTTGATTTAGCCAGCGACCCACTGTTTCGGCTTGGTCGCTGAGTTTGGTGAGTTCGTACTTGCCACAGAACTTTAAGAAATGTGCGCCCACCATGCCTGTGTCTTTGCTACTAATTTGTTCGCGGATCACAGCGTCCACTGTGTCTTTGACAGCCTGAGGCTGTGCAGTGAGATCAATCAGTTCACAGTTGCGTTCATAGTCTTCCAAGACCTTGTGTTCGACCTTTTCATGATCCATCCAGCGTTGCAACATGAGATTGTTCCAGTTGTAACCTTTCTTGTCACGATCTTCAAAGGCTTCGGTCAGTCCCACTTGATTCTTGGTGCCTTTCACACGCACACCTGGATAAGCCGAAAACACATTGTCGCCTGGGTCACCACGCATGCACTTCAAGAACAACACCCATTTCTGATAGTCTAACGGAGTCACAAAATTTTTGTCAGTTTTGCCAACTTTGATTTTGGAATTGCTTTCAATTGAAAAACTCAATTTGTTGCCTTTGGCGTCTGTTACACCATCAACACTGAACAGATGATCGTTTATGCCATTGTACAGTTGCACGTTGGGCGCAACCAATTGCACAAAGTCTGAGTCACTGCTGACAATGATATGTTCATCTTGGGGATGTAGTGCAATCCAGCGGGCTATGACATCGTCCGCTTCGGCTGTAGCGCAACGGATCACACTGCAATTTGTTCGTTGTGACAAATATTTAGTCAACTCGTCATAAGTTTCCCAAAACAGTTTGTCTTCTTCGGCTTCGTCTTCGCTCATAGCACCACGAGCCACTGCACGGTTGGCCTTGTAGGGTTTGTAATGATCTTTGCGCCAGCTACGACCTTCCAGTGCAAACACCACGTGATCCACGCCAAATCGTCGAGCCACTTTGTTAGCACTCATCATAGTCAAGTGCAGAGCAAAACCCAATTTGGTCCATGTGTCGCTGGCCCTATGCGCTGAATGTCTAGCGCGAAAAAACATGTTGGCAGTGTCAATCAGCAGGTACTTCATGTGTGAGCTAGAATTTGGTTACGATTGATGTATTGTAACACATAATCGGCCCAAAGTCTATGACTTGCGGCATCAAAATGATAGCTGCCGGCTGTGGCATAGGTGCCTCCATTTTTGAGCAGCCAATTGTGGTAACTTTGGTTTTGATGGTAAGGATAGATGTAACAATTCTGCCAAGCACACTGCTGGTCTGGTCCAATGTCACTGAATGTATTATGCCCACTGAAAAAAAGGTGCCGAATATTTTGGGTAACCAATTCTTGGTGCAGTTGCCAAATTTCTTGGTGTGCTGCTTGGGTGCATGCAGTCCAGTCTATGTTAACAATGTACTGTCTATAGCGATCACGCAGTTCTTCTGGTAGCCAATCTGTACCAGATGCATTAACCTGATACCACGTGTTGTTATGCAGCCATTCTTGGCGTTCCCATGTGGTCCACTGCAACACCATTACAGTTTGATCTAACCGATCACGATTTTGGTTAATCCATGATCTGGTTGTGCGTAAAATACGGGCGTTGCTGCCTCCAGACTCTGCGTCACAAACCAATTCAGCTCCCAATTCTTGGGCGACATGGCTGCACCAGCTGGCAGCTAAATTTAGTGGATGGGGACGACGGTCGATTCCATGTCGTCCATCGTCTACAGCAAAACAATCAGCTACCACGGCTTCGGCTGCTGCGGTGTGACTGCAACCGTTGACGTAAAGAATCATTTTTGTAGCAGAACTTTTTCAGTTTCGGCAGCTACCACACGCTTGCGTAAGCTGCTCGACGAGAATGAGTGATCTCGGCCGTTGAACACTAATTGGATGCCGCGATCGTAGCATTCGCTACGTCCTGTGAAATCTTTGTCTTCATATTCTACGCCAAGGATACGCACATCCAGGGGCAGTATCAGCAGTAGGTCAATGAGATCTTGTTCTGTCTGATACACAACAACTTCATCAACGTAACGGCATGCGGCCAACTGTATCTGTCGCTCAACAATACTTTGTACAGGGCGATTTTTAGTGTCAGGCCTATCAATAGTTGGGTCTGTTTGCAGTCCGCAGATTAGGTAGTCACAGTGATTCTTTGCTTCTGACAGCATGGCAATGTGGCCTGCGTGAAGCATGTCAAAGGTTGAGAAAGTGATGCCAATTTTTTTACCTTCTGCTTTGAGTTGTTTGATGTGATTGAATATCATGATATTTCAGTCCTGCCGTCGCCTATGTCACGACTTTGCACGTAGATGCCAGACTTTTTGATAGCCTGTTCCTGCTCCCATGTTTCCATCACAACATGCCTGCAGATGTTTTGAAACCAGCGATCCACAATTTCTGCGTCAGTGTCATCACGCTTTATCATATAACCAGCTTTGACCAAACGAGACACAAAGATTTCGTTCCAGTCTAATTCAAACGCACCTTGATGCAGGTTGTTGGGATCCACGTCCATTTTCAGCACTGCAACATAAGGCTCGCCGCGTTCAGTAGCCAACTCTTTTTCAGATTTGGCCAGCGGCTCAACTTTGGGCATGGGCTGAGTTTCTTTGGGTTCTGGAAGCTCTCGCTTGGCTACCTTCTTGGGTTTTTTCTTGAACCAATCAAACATTTATTTGCCCCACCCATTGCCCCACAGATCCACATGCAGTCTGGGACTGTAGTAGTAACCTTGGCTCACTGCCCAGTCTGCCACTCTCACACGGTTTTGTTCGTAAGGTGTGACCACTCCGCCCTGTGGCATCACATATACCACACCACGGAATCCACCAGACCTGAATTCTTGCACTGCACGGTCAACCTCAGCAAAGTGTTCGTCAGTTTCTACCACGAACTTGAGATAAGTGGTTCCAATTTCTTGATAGCTGGCCACAATGTCTGGGCAGATAGCGTCTGACCAACTCTCACCTGACGCACTCAGCTTGGCACTGACTGAGAAAGTCAAATTGTTGGCAGTGCGAGCATGACCCAGTTGATTTTTCTTGCTGTTCAGTGTCCAGTTCAACAAGAAATGCTTGAAGTTGGGTTGCAAAGCTTGGGTGCCATTGGTTTCAAATGTGAGATTTTGCAAGTCTGCCATGCTGTCGTGACTGAGCAATTCTTCATATGTTCGTTGCCAGCCCAACAAAGGCTCACCACCAGTGATCACAAGATGTACATCGTTACCGTTGCGCTGAATCCAATGCTGGTTGGGAGTCAATGCCAACATGCGGTCAACCACTTCATCGGTGGTCAGTGTGGGACTGAGATCTTTGAAAGCTGGATGCCAACTAGCATATGAATCACAGCCAGTTGTGACCAAAGGCAGTTCTTCAAATGTTTTGTATAGATGCACACTTTTCGCCACTTCGTCTGCTTCTGCAGATTTATCTCCAGGCTTGCAACCAAAGCCCGAACACGTAAAGTTGCAGCCAAAGGTACGTAAGAATACCGAAGGCACACCCACAAAACGACCTTCGCCTTGTGCAGAATAAAATATTTCACTGACTTTGAGTTTCATGTTTTCTTTGCTTTGACCAATAGATGCCAGCCCAGGTATTCTCTCACAGCCTGTCTGTGGGCCTCAGACATGGCTTCAAACCAAGGTTCTAATTCGTATCGTCCTTGTTTGTACGCATCTACATTGTACATGAAACAGTGGTCTTGACGCAACCGTTCAATGTGCCAACCTGATTCCAGCAGCCGGTGTATTTCGTCTTTGGAAAAAGCCTGTGCATAGGGACAACCAGCTTGAGCTTCAAATTGATCCAGGCCTCGTTGTATCATGGCATACTTCCAAGAGTTTTTGGCATAGACCATAAAACGAAACTCACCACCAGGCACCAGCACTTCTTGCACATTGGCAATAATTGACTCGATGCCAGGAAAGTGATGAATCACGCCGTAGCTGTATACCAAATCAAACTGACCAAGATCAGCAAAACTACAACTGGCATCTTTGACGTGAAACTCACCTTCCAGTCCTAGCACTTCAAATCTTTGACGACACAATGTTACACTTTGTTCACTGAGATCAATGCCCACATACTCTGCGCCGGCTTTGGCAAACTCTTCGGCATCGCTGCCAATGCCGCAGCCAATTTCCAGCACACGCCGTCCGGCCCAAAGATGGAAACCAGCAAATTCGGCTATATGTGGTTCTACCCTGTATCGACGTTCACTGACTTCGCGAAAAAAAGCTGGTGTACCTATGTCGCTTTGCCCATGTTTGATGTTACAGGGTTGGGTGTTCCAGTAGCGACGGATTTTGTCTTCGAGATTAAGTTGCGACATTTTATTTGTTGAACACAGGATGTTTAAACTGAACCATTTGTTTGTTAACGTCGTTGGCCTTGAGCTTTTCCCAGGGATCTTGCTGGCCAGCAAAAATATCTTTGAAAAACTTCATGTCAAGGCCGCACTGCTTTTCCAAGTACTCTGATATCTTTGCACAGTCTTGCTGCCTACGCTGCGTTTGTGCCAAACTGTGAAAGTCCAAAGGATTCATTGGATTGCCTTCCAGCATGGGGCGATTCAAGAAGGTTTCGTCCTTGTTGTTGCCAGTAAGGTCATGTCGATCGTGCAATACTTCCACTGGAATACGTTCCAGAATATCCAGCATGTATGCCTGCTGACTGAGCCATGCATCAGAAATCTGATGCGGACTTAGATACCCCAAAAGATCCAACCATTTGCGTGGTACAATAGGGAAGATAGAATAGGGATGCAGATTATGAGTCAAGAAGGCCAACAGTTTGAATTGACCTTGCCATTTCATAATTTCTGCGTCCCAATCCTGTGTTTGCATCACAGCATCGTCGTTCCAAAAAACCAACCAATGAGCATCTGAGTTACGGGCCAACTCGTTGACATATTCATTGAGTTTGATATACCCCAATGGGTCAAAACTCATAGCAGTATAGTTGACCATGTGATCGTCTAGCCATGGTTGAATTACATCAGCAAAATGTTTGGTGCCTACATCATCGTCGTTGTCAAATGCCAACATCAATTGTATCTGCTGTGGATTTTTTGCTAGAGTAAACAAACTGTGTATGCTGCGCTCCAGCATTTCTGACCGGCCTCGCGTGGGCAACAGTATAGCAATGTTATATTCAGGATTGTGTGTCATAATAATCTTTTACTGAAACAGATCTTCCATCCACTCACGATGACCTTCTCTAAATGCCATGTTGGCTTGAGTTTCACGGACTTCTACACGGTAGCACCATAAACGTTCTGACTCTCCAGGTCCCCACAGATCAGGAATGTAAACTCCGTTGACATACTTGTACAGCATGTCGGCTAGCCCTTCGCAGCCCAAACGAGGTAGGATGGTCAATTTAGCCATGTGCTTTTCTTGCAGCAACCGGAAAGTTTCTAACTCTGGATCATCTTGAGCCACCAGTAGGGTATGATCAAATTGATCTTCTAGAATCTTTTTTAACTCTTTGAGCCCACCGTAGTCGGCAGCCCAATTACGCACATCAAGATTGTCTGTGCCAAAGTAAAATTTCATTGAAAAACTGTAACCGTGGATCAAGTTGCAGTGTGAGTCAGCACGCCATTGACGATACGCACAGGGAAATGCGTCGTGGTATTCTTTGGTGCTGGTGTATTTGTAAGTTCTTGGTTGATTCGCCATCTCTTGCCTCCTATGATTGTGCGAGTAAGTTTGATGACATGCAGAATTTGTAAAGCGGGGTGAATGCCATTGAAGACCGCTGAAATGATATTTATGTTGGTGTTTGATAGCCTGACACTTTGTAGTTTGCCTGTCCTGCAATCACTCCACGCACACCACCAATGGGATCTGTGCAGTCACCGTGGCGCCTAGGAATAAGATGCACATGCGGATACATCACTGTTTGACCTGCCGCCGGTCCCATGTTGATTCCTACATTGTAGGCATCGCACTGACCACTGTCAACCAGGTGTAACCCGTGTTGCATGGCCGATTCCATGGCATCCATTATCACTGATACTGTATTGTAGTTTGGCACAAACAGCAAATGCCCGCGAGTCACAGGATAACGGTCTCTAAACACTGTTACATGAAAGTCACTGAGTTCAGTGACCTGGTCATTCCATGGCGCAACACCATTGGACTGTGCAGATTCTAAATCCGTCATTGCTTTTGTGCCTCCAACACAATCTGATCCAGTTGATCCCGCAATTCTTGCTCGTCAGGATCATAGGCAATGCCGCGCCACTGAGTGATTGTCAACGCATCGTCACTCCAGCTGTTTTTCCAATCCGTGCCATTCCAAGTGGCATGATAAGTGTGCCCTTCTTGGGTTGTAACTTCATACACACCATCACGCACTGGGTTGGTGTTGGCGTCAAACCAATCAGTCAATGTGTACTCAATGTCGTCCATGTCACGATATCGCTGCCATTTGCCGTTGTGTTGGCTGCCAGCAATGTAAAACCCAAACTCAGACCCTTTGCCGTTGGTGTTGGCACCATTATTGTCAATGTCCTCGCTGTCGTAAGTGACCATGCTCACAATCTCATTGCCGTCGACTTCGTCCACACTGATCTCTAGTTTGCTTATGTCAAACGGCTGCCGGAGATTGATTTCGCCTTCAAAGAATGATCCTTTTTCACTGCTGGTGCCCACAAACACCACAGTGCCTGGAGATTGGCTATCGATCCACACTTCGTCGCCCCACCCAAATTGAAGACTGTCCTCGTCGCCATCGCAGTCTTCTAGGCTACGTTCAAAGATCACTGCGCCAGTTTCGTCGCAGATTTGAATGGTGCCCGAGGATCTGTCTACCCCGTGCACATGTGCCATGTCGTCGCAGTCGTGCCATGCACCAGGTTCAAATGGCCACATTTCTTCGGGTATGTTGTTGTCTTCGGCATAGTCGCTGTCCCAGGCAAAGTCACTGACACTGAGTCTGCGGCTGCGAAAATAATCATAGATTTCACGTGTGGTTGTGCCCATGACGTATTCACCACCATAGCCCCACATGTTCACAGTGTAGGTACGTGGTGTAAATTTTAATACTTCGATCAGTTGCTGTTTTTCTGCTTCGGTGGCCATGACAGTTCCTTATCGTGGTGCCCAGTCTTGCTGGAGTTTGATGTTGTCAAAAAATTCTTTCTTTACAGCAGGATCTGTTCGGAAAGCGCCTTGCAGCACAGTGGTCTGTGTGAGACTGCTGTGTGCCATAATGCCGCGATTCTCACAGCAACCATGTGTGGCCTGAATGTACACACCTAGGTCCTGGGCTCCTGTGGCCTTTTCGATTTCTCTGGCAATGTCATTGCAGAGTTCTTCTTGTAAGGTGCCGCGACGAGCACACCACTGAGCAATACGAGTGTACTTGCTAAGACCAATAAGTTTTTGTGCGGCGATGATGCCAATGTAAGCGACACCGCTAACGGGCTGATGATGATGACTGCACATAGAACGCAACTCGCTACGTACCACCAACATACCTTCGTAACGGTCCGCCGAGTCATTGGGAAAAGCTGTTGCGTCTGGTGCTGGTTCATATCTGCCTGCCATTATTTCGTTGAAATACATCTTGGCCAGTCTGCGGGCTGTGCCATGACTGTTGGGATCAGTTTCTCTGTCAATCAACAGTGTGTCTAGCACTTGCTCAAAGGCAGCAGTGGCTTCGTTGATTAGATGTTCTCGATCTGATGGCGCCAGATAATCGCTGATATTGTCACCAGCCCAGAATCTTTTGCCATCTTGTTTCATGCGCTCGCGCAGCACCTGTGATAAGTTTTTGCTATTGTCTGTCAATGTAGTTCTCCGAGTTATAGACGAGGATGTCTCGTATTGTAAACTATTTAGACCGCTGGGTCAACACAGTGTGATTATATGCCTAGCCGTTCTTGCCAAATCTCAATGGTTCGGTCTAGGCCTTGGTCCAAACTGACCTTGGCAGTCCAGCCCAATGTGTTGTGTATGAGATTGCTGTTGCTGTTGAGCCAGTAAATCTCGCCATGTCGTTTGGGTTTGCTATGCCATTGAATGTGACCCTGCCAGTTCAATTTGTCAGCAATCAATTTGGCATAGTCAGCAATTTTGATGGCATGGTCTGGACCAATGGTAAAAATCTTGCCTTGGCATTGTGTGGGGTTATCAATAACAGCCAACCATGCTGCCAACAAGTCGTCGATGAAAATAAAATTTCTGTAAGGATCTGGGTCGCCAAGATTGACACAGCTGGGATTCTGCAACATTTGTGAAATGATCTGTTCAGTCACAAAGAAATTGTTGTCACGTCGGCCATAGGCATTGGTTTGCCTGATGGCTGAAAACGGAAAGCCTTGACTGCGATGCATGTATTGCAGGTACTTTTCGCAGGCATACTTGGCCACTGCATATGGCGCATTGGGCGCAGGCTCTGTGTGTTCGTCAAACGCAACGGGCACAATGTGACCTCCTGCCACAATGTCTGCGCTGATAGGCTGCCAGCCATAAACTTCCATGGTACTGGCAAACACAAAGTTTTTGAGATTGGGCAGAGTTTTGGCCGATTCTATCAAATTCACTGTGCCCACGTAGTTGACCTGACTGAAACTGACCTGTTCGTAAAAACTTTTTTCAACTTCGGTCCTGGCAGCCAGATGCACAATGATGTCAGGCTGTTGACTATGTAATTCTTGTGCCACAGAATCAAAGTCCAACAAGTCACTGGTCATACAGTGCACTTGATGCTTGATCTGCAACAACGGTACGAGATAGCTGCCAATAAATCCACTGGCGCCGGTGACAAAAATTTTCATGCTGTTACACTAGTTTTTTGTCTAGCAAGTAAGGCCACAGAATTTGATCCACAAATTTTTCGCACTGTTCGGGTCTGGGATGAAAGTTATTGACACCTAGTATAGGGCAGGTTGTGTCGCACCATTCTTTCATGCTCTTGACTGGCAACCATGGTTCCCAATCTATCTGCTCCCATAGCCAATCTACGTTGGGACTGTTTTTAAGGTTAGGATCAAAACAGGTATTGAATGCCGTGGACATCACGTATCTGATGCCTTTTTCTCGCAGATATCTCTGGGTGTTGATCACAGCTTCCAGTGTTTGAATCTGCATCCAAATTGGATCATAAAAATACTTGTAAAACAACTCATTGCGTTCATGTATATACTGGGGGTGTGTGAGCACCCAGCTGCCTTTGTAGTAGCCGCCAGTGGGGTCATCAATGAACTTGACTGGGTTGACTTCTTCGCCGGTCACTCTAGGAAATCCTAGATCTTCAGTGTGAAAAAACTGCCAACGATCGCTGCCAGTCCACATAATCACAGCCAAAATATCTTCAGCCCGATGTTGTTGCAGCACCTTTTGTAGGCGATACTGGGTACGATGAGCAATCATTTGATTGCCTTGACCACCCAGACCTTCGGTCACATGCAGGCTGTCAGGCATGCGATCATGTAACCATAAAGGCCATACTTTGTTGTCTTCAAGTTTTTCGTCTCTATATCTGGTGCAATTGGCAAAACTACAACCATTTGTGAACAGCACTTTAGGCGACATTTAATTTCCTTGGTCTATGAACTGGTCTTTGGCTTGCTTGAGTTTGCTAAGATGGTCAAGCTTGATTTGTTGCAAAGTAAAGTAATTAGCACACAATCTAGGCCACAGTTGTATTCTCAAATCTTGGCACTGTGCCAACCCAAGCTGTTTATCCAACTTTGCGATCTGTTCTATAACAGCCTGTCTGCGAAGATTCTCGTCTTGGATTTGATCATAGCTATGATCCACAATGTCATCAAATAAGTCTAGACCCAAGGCACGTACCTTGTTGACCAAACCTGGCACGGCAAACCAAACTGGTATTTGGTACATGGCAAAACATTTGAATGTTTTTTCTGTGATAAAAATATCAGTCCAAATACCTGGATCTGATTGACTGCTGGTTTCACATATCACATTGAAGCATGATTCAAACCAAGAATCTTGTACATTGTATATCTTGTTGATTCTTTGATAGTTGACATAACCATCCAGTGTGATTGGCAGTGTGTCATTGGGGAAAAAACACTGGTATTCACTGAGCTGTTCAGTGAGCGACATGCTGCCAAAACTCATGGCCACAGATGAGCAGTCAACACGGTTACGCAATGCGCCAGCAAATTTTGCACGACTCATGCTGGCTCGTCTGATCAAACACAAAAATTTGCTGGTTACTTTTTGTGTTTGGCGACCAGCAAGATTGGTCAAAAAGTTACCATGGTTCGCCATGCAGCCAGGAAAATCTATGCTGTTCAAAATCAAGAATTGACCTGGATGACTGTGTTCAAAACGTTTGACCACAGGCTCGAGCAGTTTGGTATCATGACCCTCTTCAAGAAAGTTTAAAATTAATTTGCTTGATTCATACTCTGTTTGTGATACACTGCTGTCCTTTAAATCTCTGTTGATCAATTCATCAAAGTCTTGCGCACTGTTGAAGTAATCAGGATGCCAGTGCAGGCATCCCCAGTGCAGCACTCCGGCTACTTCCCAGGTGATTGTATTCATGTCAAAATTTTAATAGTTCTGAGATCAGGGTATGCCACCGGAACTGGTGCTGGGCAGTGTTCTTTCAAGCCAGTCAACAGTGCCAGTCCTTGCATGGCTTCCTCTGGCGTGGGCTTGTAATGATAGCCTACCTCAAAAGTTTTTTGAGCTTGCCATGGCAACACAGAAAGATCGCGACCGTCGTAACGCATGCGAATCAACTTGGCATAGGCAGCAGCATCATCTAGCAAAATAGCGCCACCACGTCCAATCTGCAAAGTTTTGCCGTGCCCAAAACTCAAACACTGTTTCATGCCTGGCCTATACATTCCTGGCTCAAGCCTACGTGCTGAATCCCAAATACGTGTGCCATGAAATCTATACTCGCCTACCCATTCTTCTTCGCGATAGTAGTATTTGATGCCCAACTTGTGCATGATCATGGGTATGCTGAGATAGGTGTAAGGAGTCATTACAACTTCTGCCACACGATCATGCCGCAAACACAGCTCAATGGCATGTGTGCAGCAGTCAGTCATGATAGCGTAGGGTGCACCAGTGAACTGTGCCAGCTCTTCTTCAAACTTTTTTATTTTGTCGAACATACCATGCCCATGCGTGTTGAATCATATCGT